GAACTCGCGGGAAACTTCGACGCGCACTCCGCCAACGAGGACCGTGTAGATCTGTCCGAGGTCGCCGAAGAGGATCGCCCCTGCGGTGTTGTCGGTCAGGTCGCTGACCGCTGCGCTGTAGACCGCTGCTCCGAGCAGCCGGTCGGCAACGTTCGCGTCACCAGGTCGGAAGATCGGCTGTCCAGCCGTATCGACGAGACCAGTCACGACGCCGAGCGTCGTGTCGTTCATCAACCAGCCCGCCTTCGGAGCGCGTCGGTACGCCTGGTTCACAGACGCCTTCAGCTTCGCAAGGTCGGTGAAGGTCGGGTTCACGGAAACCGTGCCCGAGCCGGTTGCGCCGACGTTGGCAGCAGCGGCAATCGCGGTACCAGCGAAGGCACCGTGAGCAACTGCGACTTCCGCGCCGCACTTCTCGGCGATCATCGCGGACAGGTCGAAGGCCGCATCTTCTGCGAGTTCCTCGGTGACCTGGATGATCGTCGCGTACTTGACTGGAGTGAGCGAGAGCGCGGACAGCGTTCCGTCCGACTCACCGATCGTGCCAGCCTCAGCAACCGAGCCAGCCGTGCCGAGCGCCGTAACGCGCGGGAACTGGATGTTGTTGCCGGTGCTTGCGCGGACGACCGTGACGATCGCCGGGTCGATGAACGGGTTGAACTGCGCCGCAACGACGTTCACGCGGTCAGCGATGGAAACAGGGTTTCCGAGGCCAGTCGCGCGCGTCACATCGCGGTACTCGAACACCTGCGCGCCGCCCGAACGAGCGAGTGCGCGGAGTTCGTCATTGGAGCCTTCCGACTTCTCAACCTTCGGAGCGATCGCCGTTGCGAACTCGGCTCGAACTGCATCAGCAGCGGAGCGCGCTTCAGCGGCTTCCTTCTCCGAACGGATGGCGGCCGCAACCGTTGCAGCCTCAGCCGTAAGCTTCTCGAAGCGAGCCTGTGACTCGCCCTCAAGCGCTTCGCCCTTCGACGCGAGGTCGGTCACGATGGACTGAGCCTCGGTCAGAAGAGCTGCACGCTTCTCGTGCAGATTCCTAACGTCAGACATTTTTGTCTCCTTGTCTTGATTGCTTTCCACAATGGTGCGGCTCACCGAGCGGGATGGTCTTTCGCGGGCTTGCGTACTAAGCGCAGCGGGGCGCGACCTCGTGGCTGTTAGAGCGATTCCGATTCCATCTCGGCGAGCAGCAACTTGGCGCGAGCGATGGACGGGTCCACCCCTGCACGCTTCGGTGCCAACTTCTCCGTGACGGTCTCGATCACCTCGACGTCCGCCTCGGTCAGCGGCTTCGCTGCCTTGATGGACTCGATGGCTGTGATGAGCGCGTCGGCGTCTACGCCGATGCGCGGCGCGACCTTGCGGACTGCGGTCAGTCCGAGCGTCGCCGGATACGCGGGAGTCTGCCCTGCGGACAGGACGCTCACCTCGAAGAGATTGACTTCGCGAAGCGTGCGCTGGTCCTCGTCCCAGGCGTCGCCGTTCTTGGGAACGGTGAAGCCGAAGGACATCCCCATCGCCGCAGCCTCGTGGGTGAGCTTCGAGATCACGCCAGCGGCATCAGGATCGGCTGGATCGAGTTTCGCCTCGACACGCAGGCCGCGCTCGTCTTCGGTCAGTTGCAGGCGTCCGCTCGCGGTCGTGGCGAGTGCGCGGGTCTCGTCGTGTCCAAAGAGGAAGGAGACGATCTTCTTGCCGTCGGCGACGCGGGAGAGCGTGCGACGGAAGGCGCCTGGAGCGATCACCTCGGTGAACGGCAGCCCAGCCGAAGGCGCGCCGAAGAGCGCCGCGTAGCCAGTGAAGGTCTTCTGTCCGTCTTCGGTGTCGGTGACGATGAAGTCGCCCATAGAGATCGAGCGCGTTTCAAGTTCTTTCACGTCGTAGATCTCCCTTTCGTCTTGCAACGGCGCGAGCACACCGTCTGCCCATTGTAGGACTCGATCTGCGCCGTTCTCTGCTGTGGGATCAACGCCCCAGAGATACGCGGCGACGGCTCCAGGACCAGGGAACTCCTCGTTGCTGGCGTCGCTGTTGCGCGGTACGCCTTCCCAGTCTTGTCGGTGGCGGAGAATCCAGGCGCGCATCCGCCTGACTTTCTCGTCCTCCACGCGGCCAGATCGCAACTGCCGCGCCTCTTCGACCGTCTGCTCTTGCAGTCCATCTCCAGCAAAGCCGTTGCGCTCGTAGATGATCCCCTTCTCGGCAGCGTCGCGGATGTATTGCGGCACGTCGATCAGGACGCGCACCTGATCGTCTGGCGAGTCCTCGTCGTAGCCGAGCCCCATCGCGTCCTGCGGCGTGAGCGCGAGCAGTCCGAGGTCGCGCGCCATCGCGCGGACCGGCGCGTCATTGTCCACGGCGAGTTCAATGTCGCTGCCATACTCGGCGAGCAGCTCCTCGTACTTGGCGCGCTTGAACGCCAGCCCGACGTTCGGGCCTTCTCCCGCGCCGTCGAAGTCGTTCAGGTAGACCTCCTCGACGCCTGCGACGCCGTGCTCCTGCAGCCACGCCCGCGTCTCTTCCAGTCGGCTGATCGGTCGCGCCGATACCACGAAGATCGAGTAGTCGCCGCTCATCACGCGAGCGTTCAGCCAGTCGATGTAGTCCTGGCGTGGCGTGTTTCCAGTCGTGGTCAGCGTGCCGTCGATGTCGGTGATGATGTACGACGGCGAGCGCAGCGAGCGGTCAAGTTCGCCACCTGGCTCCATCCCTTCAGCCAGCGAGAGCGCGACCATCTGGTCGATCGCGCCTTGCTTCTCTGTGTGGCATCCGACCAGTTCGCCGTCCGCCTTCACCGTCGCCCAGCCTCCGCAGTCTGGCGACTGATCCGTGATGAAGTACGGCATCAGGCTTGCGTGTCCTGTCCGAGCGTGCCGATGTTCAGCGGCTTCCAGTATTCGTCGCCTCCATCCACCGGCGAACGATCTTCCAGCGCGCGCACTTCGTTCACCGAGAGGAAGCCGTTATTCAGCGCGGTCGCGTAGGCGTTGAACCGCTCCTGCGTGGTCGCGCGGAGCAGTCCGTCGAGCGTGAACTTCAGGAAGGTCTGCTCGCTGCCAGGCACGAGGCGCTGGAAGGCAGCCTCGAGCCGCCCGATGAGCGGCCCAAGTCCGAGGCGCAGCCACTCGATGCTGATGACCTCGATGCTGCTGTACGACGTGTTCCCGCCTGGGTACTGGAGCAGGTGGAGCGGCACGCCGTAGATGCGAGCGATCGCCTCGACGCCGTAGTGCATTGTCTCCACGAGCTGCAGGTCGCTGATCTTCGCGCCCAGTTGCGTGTAGTCGGCTCCGCCAGTCAGGACGGCGACGCGCCACGCCTTCTCCACGCCACCGTGCCGGCGCCCGAAGCCGTTGCGGAGTGCCTCTGCCTGGTCCTGCGTCAGTTCGCCTGGAACCTTGATCAGTCCGCCGACGCTCGCGTTGTTCTCGTAGAACTTCGCGCTGAAGAGTTGCGTCGCGCTGGCGAGTCCGAGCGTCTGCTTGTGGTGCTCGACCGGCGACAGTCCGCGATAGTTCTCGCCAGTTGCGAAGAGCGGGATGTGGACGATCTCGTCAGTCGTCAGCGTGATCGCGCCTTCGCGCGTCTCGACGTGGTAGAGCGGCTCGCCCTTCTCGCCGACGTGGATCTCGACCTTCTGCGGATCGAGCACGCGGGTCTCGATGACGTTGCCCGACGAGTCGCGCAGGAACAGGATGAACGCATTGCCATCCAGCAGCAGGCTGCTGACGACGCGATGCTTGAAGTCGAACGGCGTGTAGTTCGGATTGTTGGCGATCGGGAAGTCCATCCAGCGCGGTCGCGGACGATACGGTCGGCGCGTGCCGTCGATGCGGATGTAGGTGTCCCACGGCAGCGAGGCGATCGTGTCGGCGTAGAGCTTCACGGCCGCGTAGACGGCACCGATGCGCGTCGCGCTGTCCTCGGTCACCAGCACTCCGGCGGACGATAGTGCGGACTCCTGCGAGACCCACTGCCCACCGATGAAGCGTTCCTCTGTTGGCTGGGGTTGGCGTCCGAAGACGCGATCAAGGATGCCCACGTGTTCTCCTTACAACTCGATCCACTTGACCTCGGCCTTCGGCTTCGGCGCTGGTGCGTTGCCTAGTGTACCCGCTCGGCTGTGTGCCATTAGAGCAGCAACGAGCAAGTCGATGCGCTTCAGGCTTGTCTTGGATTCTTTCTTGACCATCAAGCCGTTGCGAGAATAGTACGGCGTGGCGTTGGCTGCGTGCCGTGCCAGACTCGGATCGCCGTTGTGCTTCACCCTGGCATTGACCACGGCGTCGTAGAAGGCAGCCGTGGCAGGCACCATCCGCGCAGGCGTCTGCGGGAACTCGACGACTGGCAGCCCCATCTGCTGCCACGCCTCCATCGACCGCTGCCAGCGGAAGGGGTCGCAGACAATCTCGCGGACGTTGTACGCCTTGCAGATCTCCAGCATCCGCGCCTCGACCTCCTCGACCGGCACGCGCCAGGAGAGTTCGGCGTCCAGCGGTCGCTCCCAATGCCCAAGCACGAAGAACGCCTTGTCCGCCACGCGGCAGGCGACGATCGCCGTGGAGTCGTTGCTGAACGATCCGTCGAAGCCGAGCACAATGTCGTCCTCCTTGTGCAGCTCGATCTGGTCGTCCTTGCAGGCATCCCAGGTGCCAGTCGGCAGGAACGCCTGCGCGCTGCTCACCCATTGGTTTAGGCGCTTGGTGCGGAACTCGGCTTCAGGCGTGCGCTTCTTGGCGGATAGCAGGTCGTCCAGCGAGAGAATCGCCGGGCTGCTGAGCAGTCCAGGGTTCGCCTCGCTCCACTTCGTCTCGTCGAGGTAGGCGTCGTCGGCTGCTTCCCACCACGCCATCCCGAGTGTTGGGTCGTCGTTCTCGCCAGCGATGCGGCGACGCGCCAACTGGTAGAGCGTGTAGGCGATGGAGTCCGAGCCGGTGGAGTCGGTGCGCGGTCCTGCGGTGGTGATGGCAACGAAGAGCGGCGACCGGCGCGCGCCCATCGAGAGCGAGAGCACGTCGAACAGTTCGCGCGACGGCCAGGCTGCCAACTCGTCCGCGATGACCAGCGACGCACTCAGTCCTTCCTTCGTGAACGCCTCGGACGAGAGCGCCTTGTAGACGGTGCCTGTGCCCTTGAACTCCATCGCGTCGCGGTAGAGCCTGATCTGCTCGCCAAGTTCGGGGCTCATCTCGACGGCTCGTCGAGCGTGGCTCATCACGAGCTTCGCCTGGTCCCGATCGGCTGCCGCCGAGTAGATCTCGCCGCCCTTGTCGCCGTAGAGTCCGAAGAAGAGCGGCAGGGTGGAGGCGAGCGCCGTCTTGCCGTTCTTGCGGGCGATCCCAGTCAGGAAGAAGCGGTGCGTGAAGGTGCCGTCCTCCTTGCGCGCCAGCATCCGGCGCAGCAGGCGTCGCTGCCAGATGCGGAACTTCAGCGGCTCGCCAGAGGCGCCTGCGATCGAGTCCTTGGCGATCGGGATAAGATCCTCGGCGAAGTCGGCAACGATGTCGCCGAGCGAGCGGGTCAGGTCAACCGAGGCTACTGGCGTCAGCCAGCGCGGTGGCCAGCCTTCTGCTGCATCCGGTCGCGGTACTTGTCGATCTTGCTCTGGCTCTCGACCATCGCGATGCCCAACTTGGCTCGGTCGGCTGGAGTCAGTCCGAGATGGTTCATCCATTTCCTGATGCTCTCCTCCGTGCTCGTCCTCATCCCAGCGGCTGGGTGAGCGTAAGCATAGCCCTTGTCCGTGTAGAGGATCGGACCGTCAGCAGCCAGCCGCGCCTCCAGCGTTGCGAGGTGCTCGATGTCCTTGACGAGCATCGTCAGCGCGTCGCGGTCGCTCACGGCAATCCATGCGCCGGC